ATCGTATCGTGCGCATTCATTGTGCGGAGCCATGCTGCATCACTTCAAAATTTGGATGCGTAGTTAGTCCTTCGCGGATTGTGACATTTGCTCACAATGATTGTACTGACCCTAATGGATCTGCTCCGCATGGAAAAGAACACAAAGCGATCGTCGTTGAGTATGTTGTTGGTGGAGAGACTTTCAGTGTTCCAGCTGCACAAGTGATCAAGAAAAAGTGTACTAAGGACACGGATATCATTGAGTACAACATTCCAATGGATTATTTGAAGTCTTGTTCTCAACTTGGTTCCATACATGAGATGTCTCAGGTGTCAAGAAGTCAGTTGATTTATTTCAAACCAATTCGCGGTGATGTGCTAGAGTTAGAACCATACAGTACCACCGGATCTCCAACTCGAATTGACATTAACCAGGGCTATCTTGTCGCTGGCGTTAAAGTCTACAATCAGGTTCTTTGCGCAACTTTTGATGTTCCTTCGGTCAATGGAGACTGTGGGATGCCTTTGTTTGCGATGACGCCTTCAAGACAGGTCGTGTACGTAGGACCTATGGTAGGTGGTACGTTAGGTGGACAGTGGAGTTTGGCTTCCATCTACCTTCCTGACAAACCTGTCGGTGAAGCAATGGCTTTTGCTACCAACGAGCTTACAGACGATGAAAATGTCTTCAAGCGAGACAACTTGGATCAAACCATCAAGTCTTATGGAGACTCAGATCCTCCGGTGCCTCAGTTGCACGATCTCCACAACGACTTGCTTCAAGTTACGTGTGGAACCTCTAAGAAAAGACTCAAAGTTTTCAGGAGACTAGATTTCAATTTGCGAGGAAGTGGGAGATCCATGTACAAAATGGCCATTACCTTTAATCGAGCATTGTTCACTCTATTGCCCGATCTCGTAAATGATGAAGACGGTACGGTTGCGAAGTTCAAGTTTTCACCAGCAGCACTTGACCGTGCGACAGATAAAGTTCATCCTGGTTTTTACAAGCTGAAGCAGTTTGCTCTCTCAGAAGCTAGAACGCCTCGACACTTGGAAGCAGCTGCTGATGCTGTTCTCAGTATTCTGAGAGGAGCTTTGCGAAGTGGATCTTCTTCGCCGTGGGTGATCTCGAGAGAACAAGCTATTCATGGAATTCCTGGAGTTGAACGAATGGATTTGACTACTTCCCCTGGTTTCCCATTTGTTCTCTCAAAACGTCGAAAGCCTGGAAAAGCAGGTTTTGTTACGATTGTTGACCGACCTGGGAAAACTCCAGAAGTCATATACGATCAAATGTTGCACGACCGATTTCGCGAGTATGACGTGGCTAGAATCAACGGAAAGGCTCCATCTCAGGTTGTGGTGGGACATTTGAAGGATGAACCAGTTATAATTGAAAAAGCGAAGGCTCGGAAAACGAGGATTATCTTCTGCTGCGACATGGTTCTTCTGATTGAGTTGAAATGTTTGACTGGCCTGTTGATGGCGGATATTGTGCGTACGTGGTCCACTCACAAGATGCTTATCGGGTGTGACCTGCACTCGCGCGATATGGAGTTGTTAATTGATGGACTTTCATGGGAACCTACCAACCCGTATGAAAATGAGACGTGCGCTACTATGCGAGCAGCTTGTGGAGATTTTTCAAGTTTCGATTTGAAAATGGACCCAGAGGTTCTGGAGGCTGCTTGGGACATCATTGGCCAACTTGGACAAGAATTTGTTCACGGTTGGGATGGTTATTGGTTTGCCAGTCTCAAGAGAGCATTGATAGAAGCGTCTTTCATTGTCGATGATGTTGAACTGGGCATGGTTGGATTTAATGCCTCTGGTAATTACCTGACCACATTCATCAATTCGATAGTGAATAAGGTGTACTTCTTTGCCTGGATGATTGAGAAAGGTTACAACCCGCTTGTGGATTTGAAACACTATGCTGGTGGAGACGACAACATCTGGAGTGTTCGACCAACTCTCAGACCCATCTTGAATCCACGTAGTTTCTCGAACTGGTGTGGTGCCCATGGATTGGCTTACACGCCAGCAGAGAAAGGAACTGAATGGACAGATGATAATGAGTGGTTGCCAGTGGATCAATGGATTATCTACGGAGTCACACCTCAGCCGGTATTGATTGAAACATCACATCCAATTGATCTCGAAGCAGCAGAAGAGGCTGAATTGAATCAAGAGGCCCATCGAGTAGCCTGGGTAGGACGTGTTCGCGCTGCCAGTTTGATGCGTATCCTGCAATACAGGAAAAGAACTACAGACATTGCAGAGTGGGCCGATGCTTGTTTGGAGATGCTGAGTTGGTGGCCGAGAGATGTACAAGAAAGTGTCAAGAATCTACTCGTAATGGGTTACAAGGTCATCTCACCGCGAGCTTCAATGATTGCAAGCATGCATAGTTTTCGAGTGAGTGAGAATGTTTCATTGTATCGAAATCCAGGACGACCCATCGTTGACGGAACTCTAGCACGCAATTTGGAGTGGATCACGATGGGTGACTTGCAAGTGGACGTCATGCCAACAATGGAAGCTGAAGCAGGTGGCGAACAAAGTCGTGTCATCACGCCCGCCGTAGCTGAGACAATACAAAATGCTGTCACCATGCTCCCAACAGTCAACTTACCGGCCGCTACTCAAGTCGGTGCTGGACAGAGTGGTGGAGCTTATGCTACGGTTGCCACGGGAGATCTTGCGGTATCCCAAGTGCCCACTTGTCCGTTCAATCTATCGGTGCATTCATTCACAGCACCGCCTGTCGACCAAAGAGCAGGTTT